AAAATTACTAAACTTTTAAAATAATGGCAGAAACATTAATTAGTCCAGGAATATCGGTAACTGAGGTTGATCAGAGTGCACTTGCCCCAAGACCTCTTGTAGCAGGAGCAGCTCTTATTGGCCCAACGGTAAAGGGAAGAATTAAGGTACCTACACTGGTGACCTCTTATCCTGAATATAAACGTATTTTTGGTGATGTATTTTCATACGAGTCTGGCAGTAGCATCTACTCTCAAGAGTTCTTAACTTCAATTGCAGCTAAGAACTATTTTGACCAGGGAGGAGAGAGCCTGCTTGTAACCAGGGTTGCCTGTACAAGTGGAAGTGTCAAAGCATGGCGGTCAGCTCAGTCAACTCTGATTGGTAGTACCGGTTCAGCACTGGTTTCAAGTTTTGAACTAGAAACACTGTCAGAAGGTGCTATCATGAATAATGCAACATCTTCAACCTGGTACGCAGTAGACGTTGATGGTCTTAATCCTACCGCAACTGCAACAGAATATATTGACGGTTCAGCTAAATCCGGTAGTGCAGAAAACTTGAGATGGGAAATCTTCAACGTTAACCCGGAGAGAGGTACATTCGGCCTAAACATTAGACGAGGAGACGATAACGAACGTAACCAGATTATTCTTGAAAGCTATCCAGTTCTTTCACTAGACCCAAATGATGTGAACTATATCAGGAGAGCTATTGGTGACCAGAAGGAGCAGTTAATTAACGGTGTTCTTGATATCTCTGGTAATTATCCAAATATCTCTAAATACGTTCGTGTAACTACAACTAAAGATACCGTTAACTATTTTGATACTGAAGGAAATCCGAGGGACGAATACACTGGTTCACTTCCAGCTGCCCAGAGAGGAGGCTTCTACAACGGAGCAGGTGTAGTAGGTACTTGCTATATGGTTTCAGAATCAGTAGCAGTGGCAGATCCATCAGGATCAGCTCTGTATTTCGACAAGATAGTTAAGGGTGAGGGAGATCACGAATTCAATCAGTCTGTAAAAGCTTCAGATTATGATGATGTCATTGCACTCCTTGGAAATACTGATGAGTATCAGTTCAACATTGTATCAGCTCCAGGTCTTCTAGACACTGAGCAGGTAGAAGATCTACTTGCACTTGCTAGAACTAGAGGAGACGTTGTTGCAGTTGTAGATCTTGTACCTTTTAGCATTAAATCTCCAGAAGCCGTGGTTGCAGCAAATCTTGAGAACACATCATATGGAACAACCTATTGGCCGTGGCTCCAGATGGTTTCGGCAACCGGCAGGTATCAGTGGTGCCCGGCTTCAACAGTAATTCCAGGAGTCTACACCTACACAGATCATCAGGCAGCTCCTTGGTATGCACCTGCAGGTATGATTCGAGGAGGTCTTCCGGGAGTAGTCCAGACAGCTGTTAAACTTACAAAGGGTAACCGAGATATATTGTACGAGAAAAATATCAACCCGATTGCGACAATGCCTGGAGCAGGTATCGTGGTTTATGGTCAGAAGACACTTCAGAAGAAGGCAAGTGCATTGGACAGAATCAATGTCCGGAGGTTACTGATCGAAGTTAAGGACACAATCAAGAAAATGGCATCTGGTTTATTGTTTGAACAAAACACAACAGCACTCCAGAACCAGTTCAGAGCTCAAGTTGATCCTTACCTAGCTTCAGTAGTACAGAGGAAAGGTCTAGTAGCTTATAGCATTGACTTGTCCGGTAACACTCCAGACGCAATCGATCGTAACGAATTTCATTGCGCAATCAAGCTTCAGCCTACTAAGACTATCGAGTTCATCTATTTGACCTTTACTGTAACAGCTTCAGGAGTCTCGTTTGACTAAACCTAATATGTACCAGGCCCTTATCTAGAGAGGGTAAGGGCCTCTGGTCGTTTTTAGGGACTTAACCTATTTATACTAGACAATTATAATAACGTAACAAAAGATAACAACATATATGTCTGTTTTAGATTCAAACGAAATATTTTTCACAGCATTTCAGCCAAAGCAGAAAAATTCCTACGTTATGTACGTGGATGGTATTCCTGCTTTCATGATCAACAAGGTTGATCCGCCTAAGTTTAGTGATGCTGTTAAAAAGGTTGATCATATCAATACCTACTTTAATATTAGAGGCAAGAGATCTTGGGAAAATGTTAATATCACACTTTACGATCCAATTGTACCTTCTGGTGCACAAGCTTGTATGGACTGGGCACG